TCGTTCCTCCATGCGATTGGTTTCTTGCCTCTTGTTTCGATTTCGTCAACAAACCGCATAAGCCGCTCTTTGCTGAGGTCTTCGGCATTCTTTATTGCATGGAGGTTTGCTCCAGAACTGAGCGCTCCCTCTCTGCCTATATGAGAATCTTCAATAATTATAGTGTTGGCCGGAGTTGCATCCAGGGAGACCATGCACTGCCAATACATTTCTGGGTGCGGTTTGTGATTTCGAACATCCTCATTACTCATGATGTAACTGACATATTTGAGGACGCCAATAGCGTCAAGTGCTGTAATTACAGTTTCCCTAATTGCATTACTAGCAACAGCAATTCTCCAACCACGCTCCTTCAGTGTTTGCATAATGTCGATTGCTACATAGTTTTTGGGGAATCCGGACAGAATCTTCAGTGTCGCTTCTTGCTTGTCCTGCCATATCTTCTGATGCGTGGCTTCGGGAAGCCCTTTTTGCTCTGTGAGCATTTTTAGTTTTGTGGTTGTTCCGAGCCCGTCGTATTTTGATAGGTGCTCATCCTTGGTGATTATGTATTTAGGGTCGACCCTGCTTAGCGCAATATTTAGCGAGTCGTAATGAACGTCGCGAGATTCAATCAATACACCGTCAAGGTCAAATATGACAAGAAAGTTACTTTTCATTTGGATTCGGCCCGGCATGTCTGTGCCATTTGTTGTGGCGAACAATACTTCTTCCGTTGCACTTCATTACGTATTTATTACGAACACGCATCGACCATTCAACGTCTTCTTCTTCGTTCCAGCCGCGCGACTCGTCAAGCGGCTCCTCAATCATTACGTGCCGCTTGATGATAAAGAATCCGCCAGATATGTACATGTACTGAGTTTGTGACCAATCCTTGTAATCAAGCGACCATGCCCTTCCGTGCCCTGGCTTATCCCAAAGGGACCAGTCCATTGGGTTGCGAGCTCCAGTAATTAGATACTGGGGGCAGGAGCAGATTTCCCAATCTGTTCCAAATTTCTTAAACTCCTCATACCATTTTGCATCGAATACGTGGTAGTCGTGCATAAGAACGATGTTTTCGTACTTTGCTTCTCTGACAAGAATATTCTTTTTCTTTGTAATCCACTTCGGTTTTACAGATTCATCAAAGTCTATTTTTCGAATATCATTGCCGTCTATCCCTGACGAATCTCCGCCACCAACAAAAAGTATTTCGTATTCCGGAATATTAAGGCTCCGAATATTGTCAACTATTTCCTGTAGGCGTACCTTGTCCTCATAGACAGTTATTATCCCAAAAGTCCACTGAATATCATCCATGTCATATCTTTTCTAGTATGACGCGCATGGTCGCATCCCAGTCTTCACCGCGTTTGGCCATCGTAAATTCTTGAAGCCGTTCGTAATTTTCTTCTATTTCGTCTTTTCGCGTTTGTAAATCACGCAGTTCATCCAAGTGATAAATCCAATCATCTGGCGTGTATGCAACTCTGCCAATTCCATTATCCGCAAGATATTTGTACTCTGGGGAATATGAAGTTATAAAAGGTATTCCAGCAGCCGCATATTCAAGACCCTTGATAAAAGATTTTGCATGATTGAATGGAACATTGTTGAGAGGAATTATTCCGATGTCAAAATACTCAAATAATCTTGGATATGACATGATTGGAACCAGCGGCGACATTCTCGTAATACTGTCGGGAATTCCAAGTTGCCTATTTGCTCGAAGTGAAAGGTCATTACCAGTATGCCCAGAATGATGAAAACCCATTTTTCGCGAAGTAAGGTATGGGCCAATAAAACTAGAAAGGGTTTCTAGGTCATTTGAGCGCCACGGAGTTGCCCCAACCCACCCAAGTTTGAGCCGGTGATTCATTTTGATTTCACGTTTTTTCCAGCGCTGAATATCTATCCCATTTCTAACCAAAAAAACATTGTCACGTTTTGCAGCGTAGTAATCAAAAAGAAATGGGGTAGACGTGATTACCGCATTTGCCTGCATGATTATCTGTGCATATATTTCGCGATTATTATTAGGATTTTTTTTGGGGTCTGTTGCTTCATAGGCTCTGTTTGTTATGTGGAGCCCATCAAACCAATCGTCCACGTCAACAACAATTTTTTGACCCATCTCTTGCGCGGCCGGCATTGCTTCAAGAACTTCTCTTTGCATCAAAAGTTTGAAAACGATGATGTCCCACCCATGAATTGCTCTGTCTTCTGGAACCACCATCCCAAAACCACGCTGCGGGTTAAAACCAGGAAACCCAACAGTGGCAAACCACCCACGCTTATTTAGCTCATCTGCTGGCAGCTTGCATCGATACCAGGCACAGCCGTTTGGCTGGAGGGGCTCTGTTCCCCAAGCCCAGTCTCCAGTCAAGTACCCAATTGTCGGTTTTCTTCTTTTCGCAACCACGGCACGGCAGACTAGCACAAATCAGTAATTAATGAATATGATAAAATTTATAAGTCTGTAAAGACAGAAGGAGAATTTCATGAGCATGACATTCATCAAAGACACCGCCGAGCGTGCGGTCAGAACATTCCTTCAGGCCTACCTCGGTGCCTGGATTGCCACTGGCGCAGACTTCGATGGTCTGGTTGCAACAGATAACCTAAAAATTGGCGTCACCGCAGTCGCGCTGTCAATTGCTATGGCAATGGGCCTAAAGAAAGTCGGCTCAAACAAAGAGTCAGCTTCCGCGCTGTAGACATACCTACCGGTTTAACACCGGTTCCTAATCTACAATCTTTATGACATCTGGTTAGGAGAGCGCGCCCATGATTGCTGGTGTTTACAACATTACATGTGAGCAGGGCTCGTCATTTTTGCGCACCCTTGAAATCGAGCAGCCAGATTTGGCAACAGACCCAACAGGTCAAACATATGAGGCTTTTGACCTAACTGGTTACACAGCCAGAATGCAAGTTCGGAGAACTATTGAATCTGCGTCAGCCATTGTCACCCTGACAACGGAGAACCTTGGGCTTGAAATAAACCCAACTGGGGATACAACAAATCTCATAAAAATGAGCATGTCCGCCTCCGTTACGGCGTCAATCACCACTAGCGGTGTTTACGACCTCGAAATTATTGACAACGTTGGGTTTGTTTCAAAAGTGGTCAAAGGTGCATTCAACCTCATACCAGAGGTCACCAGATGAGCAACGTCCCAAATCAGGTAAATATCCACGAGGACACACCGAACCAGGTAATTGTCAATCAGGACGCACCAAATCAAGTTGTTGTCCGGTTTGCTGGTGCCGCATCCTCGAACACAAGAAGACACATTCACACACAGGGTGCGGCATCTACGACATGGACCATAACTCACACCCTGGGTGGAAAGCCATCTGTGACCATTGTGGATTCTGCAGATACCGTTGTAGTGGGTGAGGTAACATATAACAGTAATTCTGAAGTAGTAGTGAACTTCACCACTGCTTTTTCTGGGTTTGCCTATCTGACGTAAGGCGGAAAAATGGCGCAAAAGTTTGTAACAAATATTGACCTTAATCAAAATCAAATCATTAAGGGCACGTTTGAAGTTGTAGGCATCGACCCGAACACCAACCTGTTCGACGGTCGAATGATTTTCAACAGCACTGAAGGCACAATCAAGGTTTACGACGCCACAGCTGCAGCCTGGAGAAAGATGGTCACCGGCGTTCAGTCAGCTGGCGACCAGTCAACCGCACTAACAATCAATGAGTCCAATGGCGTAATTAGCATTACACCGAACCTTGCCACATCTGCAAGCGCCGGTTTGATGTCGGCATCCGACTTCTCAAAGCTCGCTGACGCAACGTCAGAGGCAACTGCAAACAAGCTTGTTATTCGTGATGGTTCTGGACAGGCAAAGTTTGGTACACCAACCGACCCAGCACATGCTGCAACAAAGGGATACGTTGATGCTGCTCGCTCTGGGCTTGACGTCAAACAATCGGTTCGCGCCGCAACTACTGCAACAGTAAATCTTTCGACAGACGTCGACAACGGAAGCATAATCGACGGTGTAACACTTGCAACTGGTAACCGAATCCTTATCAAGGACCAAGGTGTTGGCGGTGCGGCACACGCCGATAACGGTATCTACATCGTTAACGCTTCTGGTGCCCCAACAAGAGCGTCCGACTTTGATGAAGATTCAGAAGTAACACCTGGAGCATTCACATTTGTTGAAGAGGGAACAGCAAATGGAGATTCAGGATTTGTAGTTGCAACGAACGGCTCAATTACAGTTGGCTCAACAGCAATTCTGTTCACACAATTTTCCGGAACTGGTCAAATCACAGCCGGCGATGGTATGTCGAAAGACGGCAGTACCCTTAATGTAAACGATGATGACGTAACCATCTATGTTGATGGAAACGATGACCTGGCAGTTAAGTCTTCTGCTACAGCTGGACAAGTTCTTCGCTCAATGGGGTCTGGAACCGCCGAGTGGGGCGCGCTAGACCTTTCTGATGCTGATGCCATAACTGGAACGCTTCCGATTGGGAACGGTGGTACTGGTTCAACGAGCGCATCCGCTGCGAGAATTGCTCTCGACCTTGAAATTGGTGTCGATGTTCAGGCTTACGATGCAGAACTTGCCGCGATTGCCGGCCTTACGTCAGCTGCCAATAAGCTCCCATACTTCACGGGTTCTGGGACTGCAGCACTAACCGACCTGACATCTGATGCGCGCGGACTTCTTGATGATGCTTCGTATGCAGACATGCGGTCAACGCTCGGATTGGTCATCGGCACTGATGTGCAGGCATACAACGCAACACTTGCTGC